GATATTGGTTTGCCAATCAACATGAGTAATGTTGAAACATCTACTCCACCAACGGTAGCAAAGACGTGGGCGTTTGATGTAGGTGCCGGTCTTACACTCACAGCGAACACGGATGTCTATACAAACATATATACAAATTCGTCCTTCTCCGGAACAAATCCAGAATTGAAAATAGAACCTGAAGATGTGATTGTGCTCAATATTTTAGCGGGTGGAGCTACCATAAACGTGTACTCGAATACGTCTGTGGGTACTATGGAGTGGGATCCTCTCACGACGGGGGTGACATCGGGTACTATTACGGTAGCGCCGACTAATTCTAATGTGGAACAGTGGCTATATAACAGCGTATTTTACACAGATGGAACAAACCGTGGTAAAATTACAGTAAACAGTATTGTCTATGACGAAGGAAGGGATCATGATTCGGACGGTGTTTACAATAATCGTGATCCTCAAAGTCTTTCGTTCACACCTGAGTACATAATCTTTACCGATTCCAAATTTGATGCAGCGATGAAATGGCAAGGTTCGAGTGATGGGTACTACACGGCGAATACATCTACTGCGACAAACTTTCCTCTTTATAAGGCGTCTACCAACACTACTACACCTACAAGTGGGTTCACAGTTTCGGATGGTGAGCCATGGGCGCTATCCGCCGCGGTGATTTGTGGGAGAAGACAAGCTGGTTGGGATCAAGATTCTGGTATTGTTCTTTTGAATACACAGGGTGGTAGCGACGGAAACATCACACTCTCTACACATGAAAACAAAGAGACGGGTAATTTCTACGCAAAGTTCAGGTACGGTAACAGTGTTGAAATTACAACCGCTAATATAACTTTTAATCACTATTATACTGGATTCTATGTGGATTACGATGGTGCACAAGGTTTCCGTATGTTTACATATGATTACAAGACGAACACACTCACACAAGTTCCTTCCGTTAATGTGGTTGTAACGGGTACTGTGGGTCCCATGCGCGCAGCAAACTTTGAAGTAGCCAAGACACCCGGAGCCGATAGATATTGGAATGGGAGAATCTCACACGTGACCGTAACAACCCTTAGGTCGGGTGTGGCTCTTCCTACAAATACAGAAGTTCTCAACATGATTAAAAATCCCGATACATGGTTGACCACGTACAAGGTTGGAAATTCGTTAAGATTACCAGGTGCAGCAAATGATGACAGTACTTCAGTTTCTCCAACAACTAAGACATTGGAGATTTTTGGTGGGTCTTTTTATAGAATTTCGGAAAGTGGGACTCTCTTGTATACACAAGGTTCATACTCATCACCAACAAGTATTGCCACCGAGTTGGCGAGAGGATCCATATATGAAATTGACATTTCAGGGGTTTCTGCGGGGAAAGAGTTGCGTCTGTCTACATCATCGGTATATCACTTTGGAAGTCTCTCGGCTGCTCAGGCGAATCTATACACGTCAAACGTGACTTATACTACAGATACGATAACAGTATCGGCGGGAGATGATACACCAGACTTTTTGTACCTCTTTGACAACCTTGACGCATATCCACAATCTCCACGCGATGGACCTTTTGAATTTACTGGGAGTGGATTTCCTTCTGGATCGGTGACCACGTCTTTCACGAAACGCTCCATTGGTGATAGTGTATCGACGAATATTCAAAAATCGGCGCAAGCGACAAAGGTGTACTATTTTACAGGTCTTTTGGCGAAGGGTCCGGGTGTAGCATCTCAAGAAGCACGTATCAGAAATGACGTATCGTATGACGCGACGGAACATTTTCTAGTAAGTAACTAAAAGGGAATGAACTCTCTGACTGAAAAAATACACGCGAAGTTTTGTTCTGATAATGCATGCAAGGAATGCAGTAAACCTGAGTGGATTCCTTGCCCACATTGTGGTGTGGAGTATATGAAAACGATGATGTCTGAACACATAAAGGTGTGTCCTAGTCTGCGTACATGAGTCCCGCAATTCCATTTTTGAATTTTATGAAATTATAATTTACCGCGTAGATTGGACGGTTCACCGGTGCCGTACAATGTATTCTGAATCCATCGATTCGTGAAAAATTTAGAGAACCAGTCATCTGGTACCGAGACGTGTTTATACAAAATGGATAGAAGAACATATTCTCTGCGTTAGACGATGAATATTCGGTGTGATAATAAGAAGGTACGGACGTAAAGAATGGTATCGCCGTTTGTTTTTCTGTGATATCTACACCATTTACCTCTAAACTTACCTTATTCGTGACTGATACTAGGTTATTATCTCCATACGCATTACTCGAGGCTATGAATTTAACAGGGTGATTAAAAAAGAGAGTCTGAACGATGTCGTTCGAGGGTTCTGTTTTCTGGACTTGTTGAATGAGCATCACACGCTCTGTGGGCTGGGCGATTCGTAAACGTTCCTCTGTGTCTAGAGCGACGTACGTGGCGAAAAATTTTGGTTTGTAATTTGCATTCAAATTGGAACTCCACTTGATTTTGATTCGAACGTCACTATACTGTAAGGCCACAATGGGTAAACTGTATCCCCAATTTTCACAGAAAAACCAACGGAACGGATAAAAGTATGATTCAGAACCCAACCCACCATGTAAAGAAGCCTGATACGACTTGGCAAATGACGAAGCGAACAAATCGATGGCGATTTCTTCAGTAAATTCTGAAGACTGTTTATCTATGAGCTGATCGCCTATATATAATTCAGCTTCTTCGATTACGTTTGACCAATCATCGATCAATTTGGCCGTTTCATTTTCTTCTATGGTCATAAAACAATAGTTCAACAGGTCACCTGAACGACGAAGTGTGATGGTAGACGTGTTACCCGCATCTGGATTTCCATTGATCGTCTGTTGCTCCTGAAAGAGTGAAAAATTCGTGTGCCTCTTATGAGTCGAGTTGAAAAAGCTTATCTCAGGATTTCCGGTTATGTGTACGTCTTGTGCACCTAAAGCGATCAATCTGGTGACAGCTCCGGAACCAGACATTACTATATTTAAAAAAGATAATTTTAAACACCTAAGTGAGTCCACCTCAATGTAAAAACATTCACTTTCGAAACACCATGAACGCTACTACCATTTCCGCCTACATTGCCAAGCTCGAGAACGAGAACAAGCTCCTCCGCGCGGTTCGCGACGAACTCAATGATGACGCCGCTGACTACAGGATTGAGATTTTCCGCCTAAAGGCGGTGATCGAAGACCTTGAGGAGGAGTTGGATGAGGACTACGAGTCTGACGAGGAGTCTATTGCGAGCACCGAGGACGAGGAGTCTGATGAGGAATCCGACGATGAGGAGTCCGACGATGAGGAATCCGACGATGAGGATGACTTCCACATCTCTCGGAACGCCGCGATCGTCAATGCCCTCCGGAAACTCTCTGACCTTGAGAAGGATGATTTCAAGAGCAAGGCGTACTGGAAGGCTGCCGAGGCTGTCGACAACATTCCCTACACCATCGTGGATGGCGCATCTCTCGCCAAGGGGGAGACCAAGGTCGCTGGCATCGGCAAGAGCATCGCCAAGAAGATTGATGAGTTTCTCGAGACTGGGATAATTTCAAGACTCGAGGAACTCAAGAAGAACCCTCCTACGACCAATGAGTGCATCTTCGATGCCCTCGAGGAGGTGGCTACCCGAGAGTCGGACGTTCACAAGAAGGCTGCCTACAAGAAGGCTGCCCAAGCTATCAAGAACCTCGACTTTGAGGTAACCTCGGGTGAGGAACTTGCCAAGGGTCCCAACAAAGTCGCTGGCATTGGCAAGAGCATCGGACGCAAGATCGACAACTTTCTGCAGTTTGGGGAGATGTAACCTAAGTTTTTAATAAAAATATACATAATCAAGTTGAAATGAGTGACGCTGTCAAATTCGCATTTTTACAGGCTACCGCCCCGCTCTGCCCCGACGTGCAACGTAAGATATGGATATGGAAAGAAATAATGGAAGCAACTGACGAACTGCGCACCATACGCAAACGAAAACGTGCAAACCAAAGGCGACGAAATCGACGCTACACACGGAAATAAACTCACAAATCTTCGTCAATTGTGTCTCTAATAATCATATCTCGGATTACCTCGTATAAAACAGAAGTTAGGGCAAACTTGTAGGCCAAAAATCCTACGAATGTAGCTCCATAATCAAAATCAAACGCAAATGGTGCATTATTCCACGCCATTTCAAAGGCAGCGGTGCTCACTGGCACAAACATCTGCTTCTGAAATGTCGACCTCTCTATGTTGTCTACATGATCTGACAGAAGGTTCATGTAGGTGTAGGACGCCACAGCACCAAGGGTTGCGGAAACCCCAACATCCGCTCCCTGTGTAATAAAGTATGACGTAGATAGAGCCGCACCATAACCAGCCGTAGAGTTCTTTAGACTGGTCTTGAGTTTCTCATATTCGGGAATAGAGCGGTTTGTGATTGGTAGGCGGGTAGGTTTCGCGATAGCAAGAGTCAGCATATACTAGCTGTAATATACTTAAAATCTTTATATATTTTAATGGCTTTAAAGATTTATTGATATATAAATTATATGGACATCCGTCATTGTGACGGAATTGATCTCCTGAATTCACTGGATGATAAATCCATAGACCTAATTCTTACTGATCCACCTTATATTATTTCACATGAAACAGGTATGAACATTCTCCACGATGCAATTGAATCTGGGAAGAATCTCACAAAGACTGAAGAGGAGTGGAACAAGTATATCGAAGAAAATGAGGCTGCAAAAACCACACCTGGTGCGATGGAGAATTACATGAAATATGGAACGATCTATGGGACCAAGTATAGTGTGAAAACAAATTATGGTAAATGGGATGAAAATTTTACGATGGATACTCTCGAAGAGTTCGTGAAGTTGTACTATACAAAGTTGAGGGATGGTGGGACGTGTATCATCTTCTTCGATCTTTGGAAGTTGTCATATCTCAAGGAACTCATGGAGAAACACAAGTTCAAACAGTTGCGTTTTATTGAATGGATCAAAACAAATCCACAACCTATCAATTCCCGTGTGAATTATCTGACAAACTCCCGGGAGATTGCACTCTTGGGGGTAAAGAAAGGAAAACCAACCTTCAATGGGGAGTATGATAACGGTATATACAAGTTCCCGATCCAAGGGGGTAAGAATAGGTTTCACCCCACCCAAAAGAACATCAAATTATTCGAAGAACTCGTCAAGAAACACTCAAATGAGGGTGATCTGGTAGTAGACACATTCCTCGGCGGTGGGACGACAGCTATTGCTTGTAAGGAGACTGGAAGGAAATTCATTGGATCTGAATTGGATGAAAAATACTTTAAGAACTTAAGTGAAATGCAATTAGAGAACAAATGAAGATGACGAATTTAGGTAAAATTTTGGTGGAGACTAAAGTCTTCACTGAGCCATTTATTCACACGGACCGTCTCATTGAGTTGAAACTGTTCGATGTCACGAATAATGGTGGTGCTTGGCGAACCCACTTTGAAAAGTTGTTCAGGATCACTGTTTTGTACACAACAAAAAGTAAACCCCTTAATAAGAATCTAAAGGATGAGGATGAAGAAAAATATAAACAACAAAAATTGGACGTCGAGTACGAGGACGGGCACATCCGAGCCACTTTACCACACCCAAAAGAGGGTAAAGTACTGGGTTTATATGTATGGGGACGCCTACAATCAAATTCACGGACTATACCCGGTCATATACGTTCCGTAATATGTGGAACGGGTGCGAGATGCCTCATTTGCGATGAAGATCGGAGAATCGAATGCGATCACGTGAATGATGATTATACGATCGCCTTATCCGATCTCAAAATCTCAGATTTCCAGCCATTGTGTCAATCGTGTAACAAGAAGAAGCGCGAGGCGCACAAGAAAGGTATTCAATATTACAAAGATATTCGAGACCCTGGAAAGTCTGCGATGAAACAATTGCTCAACTTACCTAATGACTTCAAATTCACATGGATTGCACCCGAGGAACTATCAGGGGATGCTTTGTTTTATCGTAACCCTAAATATGTGAGACAACTCCATTTCGATAGACTTAAAAATAGCTTGTAATACTATAGTATATGCCCTGTCAACTGTGTAAGAAGAAATGTGGGGTGCCCATAGAATGTAAGCACTGTAGTGGAAGTTTTTGTCCACGCTGTCTTCATCTAGAGAAACATGGGTGCTCCGGTCTCGAGAAGAAGGTTGAGAAAGATTTGGCTACACTCGAGAAAAAGACGTCATATGAACACACTCCCAAGTGCTTAAAGATTTAAGGAGTATACTACTCAGTGGGAGGGAGGCGTCCCTAGTCGCACTCATAGCTCAGTGGTAGAGCGCAAGCTTAGTAAGCTTGAGGTCAGGGGTTCGAAACCCTTTGAGTGCATTTTTAAATGTGAAAACCCACATTTAAAAATGTTCAAAACTTATATAGAATGGATGTCCACAATATTACATCCGCTTGTTTTCTGATACCATTTTCAACTCTATGTGTTTCAGAGATATTTTTAGGCTACGTGGTGTATCCAATGTTTCTCACCCACGCCTTAACATTTTATATGTCCTACGAACTCGTGTGGATTTATTTACAACCCGAGATTATACAGTCGTTTCGTAAACTGATTATACTACACCATATCATGGCTTTAATTTACGCCATAAGACCTCTGTATGCCCCCGAAGAAGCCTACCTTACCGCATATTTGGGGCTGGTCGAAATTGATACATCTATGTTGGTACTCAAACACATATTTCCAAGAAATCAAACCATTCGGGAAATATATCTATTTACAAATATATTCTTCCGTGTTTGGTATGAAAGTTTGATGTCTTTAATTGTATGGTTCTTATATGATGATAAAAATCTATATGTGAGAATACATGTAATGACCTGTCAACTCTTTTTCAATATTTTCAGTTGTGGAATATGTGCGTTGACCTATCGTGCCTTAAAGAATAAACGCCTTAAGGATGTATAATGTCCCTCGGGGTCAAAAAGCTTGGATATGATTCTATTCTTCCTACTCGAGGTTCTGATGGTGCTGTTGGCTACGATCTCTATAGCAATTGTGATGGGGTTATCGCAAAGGGCAAAAGAGGGGTTATCTCCACGGGCATCGCGGTATCACTCCCCACGGGGGTATATGGTCGGGTTGCTCCAAGGTCTGGGTTGGCTGTAAAACAAGGAATTCAAATTGGTGCCGGTGTCATCGATCCAGACTATACCGGTGAAATTTCCGTTGTCATCTTCAATATGGGGGATGCCGATTTTGAAGTGAAGAAGGGTGACCGCGTCGCACAGTTGGTCCTAGAGAGGTGTGAGACCCCACCCATTGAGGAGATTGGTCTCCTCCAAGAAACTCTCCGGGGTGAGGGTGGCTTTGGGTCTACGGGTGTTTAGAGCAGAACCAGAAATCTTCTGGGACAGGCATGAAGAGTACACCCTCCTGTGTCGCCATCCAAAGCTTGGATTTATGCATATCTGGGTATGACATGAGTAACCAACGCTCCCAAAAATCTTGAGAAAGGTAGGTATCCCAATCTTCCATAGTACTTTCCTTAACTTTCAACATACCTCTGTGAATTTCATAGGGATCCCTCTCAATTCGCACCTCCTTGGGTAGGATCGCCCCCTTTCTAAGAAGTTGTGCCCTCATTATACGGGGATTTCCATGATCCACATAGTAGTCAACCCCATTTTTTCCAAAATCTATCGACCTTTTACATGGCAAAGTCACTCTGTACCGGTGGGTGACCGAGGGACTGGGTCTTAGGATGACGTGCATTTTATATAAAGATTACAGAATATATTCACATATGAAGACGTATGAATCCCTGGATGGAATTACTATTAGAGTTGGTACAAATGCCAAGGAGAATTATGAACTCACTGAGTCGAGTCATGCGGCGAATTGGTGGCTTCATGTCAAGGGGTGGCCGGGTTCACATGTCGTAGTTTCTTATGATGGAGATTTCTTACCAAAAGAAACTAAGAAGGATGCGGCTGCGTTGGCTGTTCACTATAGTCAGGCTTCGGGTCAAAAACAGGTTATAGTAGATTTGATTCGTGTTCAATATGTGCACCCATTAAATACACATGGTTCTGTTGAGTTGTCGAGAGACCCAATCGAAGTCTTAGTGTTTATAAATCGAGAAAAACCGAGACTTGATAGATTAGAAAAAGTTGTCAGTTCTGTACATATTAACCCCAAATGAACCAGTCTTACCAGTCACTGAGACTGATTCATTTCCATAGAGCTCCTGGCATCCAATGTCATCCATACAGTCCCTAGCATTGTGACTCACTGGGACTGGGTACAGGTTTTCACCACCCGTGGTCGTGTAGTAGTGGTACCTATCACGGCGACCACGAACCTCCTTGCCGTAGAGGGGGAGGGTCTCGTCACCTGGTCCGGTGAGTAATCCCATCTGCTGCATGCGTCCAGGTTTGTATTCCTTGATTGGGGGACCCCTGAACTCCGGTTCACGCCTTTGTTCGAATGTCTGTCTAGGGGGGACCCGGATCATTGGTGGGGGTGGGGCTGGATTCGAAACCCGTTTCGTGACGACTCGGGGATTCTTCCATAAGTATGCTACAGCGGCGATGAGTACGACGAGAGCCACCCACAGTGTTTGAATCTTAGTCTTATTCTTCATATACTATTATTAAAGAAAATCTTTGACATAAAGACATGAAGGTCCTGGCCATAGATATAGGATTCCACAATATGGGTCTCGTCCTCGCTGAGTGTGGGAATGGACCGGTGATAGAAGTTGAGTACATGAAAAAGGTGAGTTTGGAAGACTACAAATACATTTACAGTAATGACTTTGTTGACTTAGTTCCTTTATTTGTAGATGACCACAGGGATGTGTTCGACAAGGCTGAGAGGATCCTCATAGAGAGACAACCACCCCAAGGCTTTACGAATATCGAGATTCTGCTACACTATATGTTCAAAGATAAGGTTCTATTGATTTCACCTTTGACAATACATGCACACTTTGGGATGGGTCATCTAAATTATGATGAGAGAAAAGAACGTGTTCTTGTCAAGATGGGAAAGTATATAGATTTGGATACCATTCCATACGAGAGGAAGCATGATATAGCGGACGCGTACTGTATGCTTATGTATTACAATTTTAAGACGAGTGTTCACTTTTTTGATCGATTTCGTTTCTCCCGCGGTTAAGAATTTCAAGTGCATTCACAACACTGGAAAACATATCGAAAATCTCACCGGTATTTTCGTTTATAATACCATTTCTTAGTTTTTTGATATTGAAATCAAATGATTCCTTCTCCTTCTCGATGTTCTCGAGGGCTTGTTCGATTGATTCAATCTTCTTATTTAACAGGTTTGTGGTACTCTCCATAGTACTATCTATCTTTCTGACATCCTTTTGATAAACGATTCGTTGTTTTTCGAGAATACCTCTTTTCACATTGGAATCGGTTAGTTCGATTTGAACATCAAGTTTAGCAATTTTTTCATCAATTATTTCTAAATTCTGAACATAGGTCTGGTGATAATCTTCACGCGTTTTAGTGAGACGGTTGATTTCGTTACGGAGTTTAATGTCCATTATACTTTTGTAGAAAGGGATTTCTTTAATTCACTTAGGTCTCTGGTAAACCCTTTGAAGTGTCCCAATCGATATTGAACAATGGCCCATAACACAAAGAATAGGGTTTTGGTGAGTTTACCTACATCATCATCACTCATTTTATAAATAGGTCCAACAACCCTACCCATGAAAGTTTCCTCTTTTTCTTTACCCGAAAAGTACATTTCCGCCTGTGTCAATGCACATGTGTCATCATTAATTGACCAGTGGTAAAATATGAAGGGAATTAGAATGGAATAAAATTCAAGGTTTCTGCGATTATTTGTAAATGGAACAACAAGTATACCTATCAGAAAAATTAAATGAATCAGGAAAATTATATTCATCTATTATATAATGACGGAAGAAAAAAAGATTTCCCGTGAAGAGATGCGTCTGTCATGGACAGACGGTCACGAAAATATACTCAAACAATGGGGTGAAGCCTCTGCATGCTACAGGTATATGCACCACCGTGCATTTTTTATATACAGAAAGTCGAGTATACGTTTCACTTTACCAGTTATCATACTCTCCACAATAACTGGGACTGCAAACTTTGCACAAGGTACATTCCCCGAAAACGTTCAGTCGTTCGCGCCATCTATCATCGGTGCATTGAACCTCACGGCGGGTCTCATAGCGACGATATCACAATTCCTCAAGATCAACGAGCTCATGGAGAATCATAGAACGGCTGCGTTAGCGTTCGGTATGCTTTCCAGAAATATTCGTCTTATGTTAGCCTTAGATAGGGGGGAGCGTAGCAAGGAAGGCTTAGATTTCGTCGGTGAATGTAAAACAGAATATGACCGCCTCTTGGAACAGTCACCCTCTATACCCAAGTCTGTATTGAAGCAGTTTGAAGATGAGTATCCCTTAGATAATGCCTTTACAAAACCAGAAATCCTCAACGTTCGCTCAATTCCACTACTCACTTTACCGAGGACGATAGATCCAATTGAAGCTATGACTGCCGGTACCCCCCTCGAGAAGATAGGTAAATTCTTATCGAAAAAGGGTGAACCACCACCCACAGGATTCTTTGGCCCCTCCCTAGGTGATGAGGATGAGGATGAGGATGAGGAAGATTCTACAGAGGGGGAACCTGAAGAAGAGACAGACGTCGAGCAAGGTAGATCAGAGTAATAACCATGATCAAATTGGTCAACAAACTACAAGCAACATATGGTACAATTTTCCTTTTTAAAGGTTCTACGATACGTTTATGTAGTGCGCCATTCTCGAGCACCAAATCTATTGCCTGATTAGTAAGATCATCGATGGACTCTTTCATTAAAATAATTCCACAAAAAAAAGTCGAAGACAATACCACACCCCTAGTGACAATTCATGATAAACAAATTGCTCTCGTTCGTAGGTATATAGATGAAGGTAAACATATATTTATATGTGGATCATCTGGAGTTGGAAAATCCTACATTCTTAGGGAAGCCTTGAAAGATACATCACATGTTGAACTACAGAATCACCATCTGAAAAGTAAATGTTATTTTTTACCGTTTATTAAATCAACCACAAAGAATGTATTTATAGAGGATTACGATCCCATATTTAAACCAATAATAGAACAGGTTTCGGATGGCGTCCCAATTACACGCGGATCTCTCATAGTAACGACAACAAATATGTGTATGTACCCAAACTTCGAAACTGTATTTATTCCAAAACATAAACCAGAAACTTTGTTGAGATTGACAGATAGTTCGGATACCAAAGCATACAATGCAGCCGTACGTTCACAAGGAAATATTAGAAACTTCTTCACCTATTTAGATGACTATGATGAAATGGATATGTTCCAGACACCCAAAGAATTTATAACTGAGATACTATGTGATCCCAAACCGATTGAAATATATGACACTATAAGTGAACACGGTCATATGTGGGATATATTCCAGGAAAATTACCTAAATTCAGTGGGTGTAGACACTGTAGCTACCTCCCATTCCTTCTCAAATGCAGATTATTTTGATAGTCACATTTACTCCTCTGGAAACTGGAATCTCATGCCCTACTTTGTTCTCCACGCCCTAACGATACCCAAAACCTTTCTAGGTGACCCCCTTAAAAGGAGTACGATTAGACCGGGGAGTTGTTGGACCAAACACGGAAACTATAAGATGCGAAAACAGAAAGTCAATGAAATTTACAAAAAATCACCAAATGGATTGGGAATTGAAGAATTATGTCTGCTAAAATTGCACGCCGAAAAGGGAAACTTGGAGCCCCTCCTTAATTATAAAATCACCCCCCAAGATTTCGATGTTATGAATCACCTTGCAGTCGGAAATGGCTTAAAATCAAGAGACGTGACAAGAGTAAAGAAAGCCTTGAAGAATGCATACGAACGAGGATGATACAGAGACTGAAGTCGAAGAATGTGTGCGAATCGTGGGGAATGAGATTCTCTTTTACGGGACTATCGACCGAGATAATGCACTAGAATTCGTTGAGAACTTCAAGAAACTTGAAATAGAACTTCTCAAAAAAAAGGCTGAACTTATCGGATACGAACCGGAGATCCGCGTCCACATCATGAGTGAAGGTGGTGACATATTTTCGGGCTTCAACATGATGAATGTTTTGGAAAGTTCCCGTGTAAAGGTCATCACTATCGCACAGGGATCGTGCTGTAGTGCGGCAACATTTGTCCTACTCGGTGGCTCTGAGAAACGAATGGGTAAGGATGCCTACATCCTCATTCACCAGATTTCCACAGAATTTTGGGGTAACTTCCAAGAACTCAAACATGAACTCAAGTCATCTGAAAAGTTCATGAAGAGAATCAAGAAGATGTACCTCTCCAAGACTGAAATCCCCGAAAAGAAGTTTAAGCGTCTAATGAGGAAGGATCTATACCTCACCCCCAGTAAGTGTCTCAAATATAAGATTGTCGATCGCGTTGACTAATGTTTACGGAACGCTTATATAGACCCAAACCACATAAAACTATAAAAACGATACAAAATGTATTCACATTCATAGGGACCGATGTGAATTCTGGAGGCCTAAGTCGTTCCATTCTACCATAATTTACAACTGGTATTTCAGACATCTAATTAAAGTTGAGAAATTAAATATGACTACAATGGAACGACTTATCAGAAAAGATAAAAACGGTCGCGAGAGATTCACCGACATTCACATTGAGGACCTGGGAGATGGAACCGCTGACATCGTAAAGAGTACTGGTATGGTGGGAACTGAAAAAGTTGCAGTTTCTAGAACCAACGTCAAGACGGGCTACGAGAAGGCGTGTGCACGTGCTCAGACCATGTGGAACAATGAGCACGTGAAGGGAGTCCAGGTGATGCCCATGTTGGCCAACAAGTGGGAGGAACGCCACAAGTACATCTCCACCCCCTTCTACGTTCAACCCAAACTGGATGGAGTTCGCCTCCTCGTTTCGAAGAATGGTTGCTTTTCTAGAACCGGTAAACGAGTCGAGGGTCTCGACCACCTCAGTGATGGACTGAGGGAAGGTGAATACCTAGACGGGGAGTGCTATGCACCTAACATGACATTTGAGGAAATCACGAGCATGTTCAAGACTAACCCCACCAAGTTGAACTTTTACATTTTCGATTACTTTGATCTCGAACGTCCCGAACTCACCTTTGAGGAGAGAATGGATTGCGTCAGTGTCGAGACCAAACTCCTCAAGAAGAAGTCTGATGTGGAAAAGTGGCACGACATCTTCGTGGACCAGGGCTACGAGGGTATCATGATTAGGGAGGCCTCCAGCACCTACGAAGTTGGCAAGAGGAGCAACTACCTCCTCAAGTTCAAGAAATTTCAGACGGAGGAATACGAAATTGTCGGGGCCAAGACGGGGCATGGGAGGGATGCCGATGCCGTCGTTTGGGTGTGTAAATTGACCAATGGACGAGAGTTTAATGTCAGACCCGAAGGCACAATCAAACAAAGAGAGGAACACTACAGGGATAGGAAGAAGTACATGGGTAAAATGCTTACCGTGAGGTTTCAAAACCTAACTGACCTGGATGTACCGAGATTTCCCGTTGGTGTGGTAATTAGAGATTATGAATAATGTTGTAATACATAAATGGCTCGTATCGCAATTGATGTCGATGAAGTTTTAGTCAATTTTCTATATCCAATGGCTCGTTCTAGAAGACTTGGAAAACCAAAGAAACTCAAATACAACTACGTGTATCGCGAAATTTTCGATATAACTGAAGAGGAATCTCAGGAGTTTGTCAAAGAGTTTTACAACTCCCAAGCCTTTCGCAATCTCAAACCAATACCAGGATCACAAAACGCCATGAAATGGCTTCGTCAAAGAAGTCAAAAAATGTATGTCGTCACCGGGCGTCAAGACATTGCTAGAGAACAAACAGAAAATTGGATAGAAACCTATTTTCCAGGAATATTTAACGATGTGATACTTACAAATAGTTATACACCCCATGAAGTGAAAAAGGTTGATATATGTAGAGCTCTAAACCTAGGTATGATTATCGATGACAACAGAGCAATTTGCGATGAGTGTCTAGATAACGGTGTTCGAGCGATAAATTTTATTGGTGAAGAAGTATATCCATGGTGTGAAGAAAGTGATATCATGCTGAAGAGTTGGCATAACTTTCCATATATAGAATAACACGATCTTCATTTGAAGTGTTTTCAGCCCAATGTGGAACAGTTGCACTAAAGACTATGTGCTTTCCATCTTCCTCGCTAACATTCCCAAGTGTATCATGGTATAGTGTACATCCACTTGGACATTTTAGACCCAGATGATATGTAAATTTATAATTTTTACCAACGTGGTCAACATGTTTGTTCAATTTCACACCACCTTTCATTAAGGAAAATCCAGCGACGTGGATTCCACCCTTGATCTTGGAAAGTAGTTCAGACGTTTTCGGACACATACCACAATTTCCAATGACAGGATTACCCTCCCAAATTAATGGCCAACTTATCCATGAATCTTGAACGTGGTCCTGACCACCCTTTAACCAACCACACCCACCATTTCCATACTTAGTTATAACCTCATTTATACTATCCGAACCCTCCCACACACCAGTTGGTCGGGGTTCCTCACTTATAAAAATATCACCCGGGAGGGTGTCATATTCACCCCGTATACACTCCCAATATTTCCTGAGTTCTTTGAGGTCCATTTATTTTAAAACATATATTATCTTTAGATGTATTCACTTCTATGCAAACCCGTAGTTTATCCCTATAATTTGATGGTTACAACAAAGTTGTGTCGGGTAGTTGTTTTAACACCTGCACCCAACGAGTCAAAAAATAAATACACAATTGAGATTCTCGAAGCACCACCCGTAAACGTGGTCCCTCCACCTACTGAACACGAGTAACTGATCCAAACTTATCTTTCATCATAATGACTTCATCACACTTTCCACCCCTTATGGTCATCACAGGTTCACCACACTTATGTCCATTTGTTTTAAATCTTTCACACGCAAACTCAGTTTTCATCGTGATGTTCATATTCTCACTGTATCCGATGAAAGTCTTGTCTACGCAATCCTTCGTATCAATTGATTCAACCGTCACCTTGACACAATAACTTCCAAACTCCCTATCCTTTTTAATTTTAGTGGGGGGTGGTGGGTGCTCCGTGAATGCACTCATTTTTACCCCCATTCTATTCCTGATGTACGTAAATGGTTTGAGAAGAAGCATCTTAATTACACCTCATTGGAATTTTTTAAGTGCCTTACACTCTTCCTCTTCTTTAGACTGTCCTTTTTCCAACCAGTATTTTTTATATGTTCCGTGGAGGTAGCCTTCAGATTTTTAAATTTGAAAACACCATTCGTCGATAACTCTTGCCACTCGTGGAGAGAAATCTTAGAGTGCCTCAATTCATCCGGGGTCTTCTCACGCTTATCCAATATTC